GTATGAGCGAGCCACAAGCCGTTGCTCAGGCTGAAGAGCAGGAAAAAGTTACCGATAACTTTCAGGAAGTGGAAGATAGCGGTTTTGAGTTAGAGATCGTTGAGGATACTCCGCAAGAGGAGAAACCTCGCCGTGCTGAGGGGGTTGAACCAAATGTCCCTGATGACACGGAGATAGAACAGTATAGTGATGGTGTTCAAAAGCGTATCAAGCAATTAAAGTTTGAGTACCATGAAGAGCGTAGACGCAAAGAAGAAGCCTCAAAAATGCAAGATGAGGCGGTTAGCTATGCTAAAAAAGTTTATGAGGAGAACCAAAAACTTCGCAAAGCCCTAGAGGAAGGCGAAGGTGTTTTGGTAGAGCAGGCTAAGGGTCGAGTAGACGCAGAACTTGATAAGGCAAAAACAGCCTACAAAGCTGCATACGAGACCGGAGACCCAGATGCTTTAATTGAAGCGCAAGAAAAGCTATCTAGTCTGCAAAATGAAAAATATCGTGTGGAGTCTTATAAGCCTCAAAAGCGAGAGGCTCCTCAGCCAGACCCTGTAGTGTCTAAGCCGTCAATTCCAACGCCAGATGAAAAGGCGCAGGAATGGAGTGCAAAAAATACTTGGTTTGGCGAAGATAGTGAAATGACGGGATACGCCTTTGGTGTCCATGAAAAACTTGTTAAAGAAGGTATTGATACCAAGAGTGACAAGTATTACAAGGCCATCGATGAATCGATGCGTAAAACGTTCCCAGACAAGTTTGATGAGCAAATTGAGGAAGCACCTGTTCGTCAAACTGGTTCCGTGGTTGCCCCCCAGAGTCGGAGTGCAAAAAAACCGCGCAGAGTGCAATTAACCTCAACACAAGTCTCACTCGCCAAAAGACTTGGCCTTACGGCAGAACAATATGCGGCGCAACTCTTGAAGGAGTCTTCAAATGGCTGACAGAAACCCACGCACTAATGACACTCGCGCTAAAGCAGAGCGTCCTAAAACTTGGAAACGTGCTGGTACGCTACCAACCCCCGAATCCCGCGATGGAATAAAATATCGTTGGATACGCACATCAACACTGGGTGCTAGTGATAATACCAATGTTTCTTCTAAGTTTCGTGAAGGCTGGATACCAGTCAAAGCTGAAGATCATCCTGAGCTACAAGTGTTGCCTGATATCGACTCTCGATTTCAAGGTAATGTTGAGGTTGGAGGATTGCTCTTATGCGAAAATTCAGCCGAATATGTAGAATCTCGTAGCGAGGCCCACAGAGAAATGAACAAGAATCAAATAGACTCTGTGGACAATAACTTTATGCGAGCTTCTGATTCTCGTATGCCCGTTCTGCCACCAGAACGAAGCACAAAAACAACCTTTGGCAAGTAACCTGAGCGGGAGCTTGCCGTAGATAATAAGGAGGGACGAATATGTCCGCTACTGCCGCTCCCTTTGGATTGCGCCCAGTAGGAAACCTAGGAGGTAACTATAACGGTTCCTTCCGTCAGTATCCTATTCTGAGTACAGAATCCACAGCGATAGTTTTTGGTGATGTGGTCAAGCTAACTGACGCTGGCACAACCACCACAATCCAAAAAGATACTGGCACAACTTCTGCCACACCTATTGGTATCTTTATGGGCTGTCGTTATACAGATCTAAGCACTGGTCAGACCCAGTTCAGCCAAGTATGGTCTGGCGCTGCCCACACAAATGGCATGGTATATGTTGCTGATGATCCGAATATTCTTTTTACCATCCAAGCTGACGGTGCAGTCAATAATGACGACATTGCTTCTAACTGCGCTCTTGTACAAGGTTCAGCAAATACCACTCTAGGTATTTCGCGTGTTTCTTTGGATATCAGCACAGCCGCAACAACTGCCGCTCTACCAATCAGAATTGTTGATTGGCTCGGTGGTTATGATGGCGATGAATACGGAACTTCATTTCCAATTATGTTATGCAAGTTTAATACTGGTCATCAACTCGGAATCGGTGTCGTTTCTGGCAACGCTCCATCAGCAGCTTAAGAAAGGGGTTGTAATATTATGGCTATTTCACGCGCACAGCTCCTTAAGGAGCTTCTACCCGGTCTAAACGCATTGTTCGGTCTTGAGTATGGCAAGTACGAAAACGAACATTCGGAGATCTATGAAACCGAAACTTCAGAGCGTAGCTTTGAGGAAGAGGTCAAACTTTCAGGCTTTGGTGCTGCACCAGTTAAGCAAGAAGGTTCACAGGTCTCATTTGACACGGCTCAAGAGTCTTTCACAGCTCGCTATAACCATGAGACCATTGCTATGGGCTTTTCGGTTACAGAAGAAGCTATGGAAGATAACCTGTATGACTCTTTGTCTGCTCGTTACACTAAAGCCCTTGCACGGGCAATGGCGTACACAAAGCAGGTCAAGGCAGCTTCATTGTTGAACACTGGTTTCGACACTTTCACATCTGGCGATGGACAGTTTCTTTTTGACACTGACCACCCGACAGTTGCTGGTGGTGACAACGCCAACCGTCCAACAGTAGCCGCTGACTTGAATGAGACATCACTGGAAGATGCTGTTATCAACATTGCAGCTTTCGTTGACGAGCGTGGTCTTTTGATCGCAGCCCGCCCACGCAAGTTGATTGTACCGCCTGCATTGATGTTTGTTGCAACTCGCTTGCTTCAGACTGAAGGCCGCGTAGGTACTGCTGATAACGATCTGAACGCTATCCGTTCAAACGGTTCGATTCCAGAAGGCTACACTATCAATCACTATCTGACTGATACAGACGCTTTCTTTATCACAACCGATGTTCCCAACGGCATGAAGCACTTTGTTCGTACTCCAATGTCAACATCTATGGATGGTGACTTTGATACAGGCAATGTTCGCTACAAAGCCCGTGAGCGTTACAGCTTCGGTGTATCAGATCCATTGGGCATTTATGGCTCACCGGGTGCTTAATTAAATTAAGCTAATACTATTTGATTGGGCGGCTTCTTAGCCGCCCTTTCTTTTGCTATAATGAACAAAACCCTGACAGCTACATCCTGTGGCTGACACTAGCCAAGACAGGAGTTGTTGAAATGGCTACTACCACTTTTAATGGATCAGTCCGTTCCGAAAACGGATTTAAACAAATTTCTAAAAACGCTACCACCGGAGCAATCACAGAGAATTATTCTGTTAGCTCTACTGGTCAGGTCACAGCCGCTGCGTCCACTACAATCTTTCAATATAACTACATTACATGCCCACCACCCATCACAACCATGATAGCAAACAGTGCTGTTGGTGTTTTGGCAGATGGTGATAAGTTTGGAATGATGTTCTTTGGCCCTAATGGTCAAGTTTATCCCGCAGCTTGTGTCGCGGTAGGTGCTTTTACAGCAGCAGCAACTGCTCCAATGTTAGATGGAACAGTGCCCGCAACTGATACAGCAACTACTCATGCAGGTTTAAATCTTGCTATGGATGGTGAAACAGCAGATAATGTTGGATTGCAAATGATTCCGGGCGGTAATGCTCAAGGCACAGGCCCACACACGTTTACAGTAGGAACTCATTCAGGCTCTATTGATGCAACTTTTCAAGCTGCTGACTATACAGATTTTGATTGTCTAGTTGTTGGTTTTAGAAAAACAGAAGAGTTTGCTACTGGACTAAATGCAGCCGTTGCAGCAGCAACAGCAGGCGATTTGGTTTATACCGACATCGTAGCATTTGGATCGCAAGGCGATACCAATATTGAGATTCAAACTGATCTTAATAACTCAGGCACTTCCACTTCAACAGATTGCGGTGCATCAGTACCAGTAGATGACCAGAACCTACGTTTGAAGGTTAATCTATCTTCTGCTGGCGTGGTAACTTATGAGTTGGTTGTAAACGCAGTAGCAGGCGCAGGTACTTTAGCTGCACCAGCAACAACAGCAGCCTTCACCTTTGATGACGGAGATGTTCTTGTTCCATATTTGGCTATCCTTAAAAATGGCACAGCAACAGATGAAATCTTCCTTAAAGATATCACGGTTACTCGCACACCCGGCTCTTCTTTTGAAAGGCTTTAATTACTAGAGAGGGGGAAACCCCTCTCCTTTTTCAAAGGAGGATGATATGGCAAGATCAGACGTAAAGGTTCAACTCATCAGTGATGAGGTGGCGGCAGACGATGATTTTATTGTTACGGCAGCTAGGCCAAATACGGCAGCAACCTTAGCAAATTCGTCTTTTGCATCTGGGGGCGCAAGGCTTCTTGGTGTTACCACAACAGGCACTGGTGACAATGCCAAAACTAACACCATTGTTGGTACAGACGTTTTCGGTAATTCAATTACTGAAGTTATAACCTCAACAGGTTCAGCCGCACAGGTTGACGGAACGAAGTATTTTAAGACAATTACTTCAATTACAAGTTCTGAACAATTTGCAGCAAATATAAAAATAGGCTCTCTCGACTCTGCCGCTCAAGCTGTTTTTGGTGGTAGAGTTAGGCTAAAGGGATATTCAATAGTTTCAGGTGGAACTGCTGGTGTAATTGAGTTTGTCAACGGCACTCCCGAAGATGGAACTGTGTTATTTAAAGCCAGAACCATTGGAACTGACAACACAACACTAGATAACACAATCCCAGAAGATGGAATTGTTTTTGAGAATGGACTTTCTATCAAGTACACAGTGGGTACTATTGATATGATGAATATTTTCTATGCCTAGAAAAAGAGAAACACCGATTAAAACATCGGTTAAGTCTGGTAATTTTCGCGCCACTAAAAAGGGCGCGGGGATGACCTCTAAAGGCGTCAAGGCGTACAGGGCTGCAAACCCCGGAAGTAAGTTAAAGACTGCCGTCACAGGCAAGGTAAAGCCGGGTAGCGCGTCCGCTAAAAGGCGTAAGTCGTTCTGTGCAAGATCAGCAGGACAAATGAAAAAGTTTCCCAAGGCTGCTAAAAATCCAAATAGCAGACTAAGGCAAGCAAGAAAACGGTGGAAGTGCTAATGAAACTTGAACAACAACAAGTTCAGGAACTCACTGTAGAGCAGGTTATGGCTGAATTAGTAAAGCATGAGGCCGAGTGTAATTTGCGTTATCAGCGTATTGAAGAGCGTCTTGATGACCATAAGGGTCATATGTGCAAGTTAGATCAGCGCCTGTGGTGGATTGTTGGTTTAGTTATAATTGCTCCTTTCTTGCAAAGGCTACTCTAATGACAATCTCAAGGGCTTCTATGAGGAAGCAGTTAAAGGAAAATAAGATGAAAAAGAAAAAAGTCAAAAAGATGATTGGTGGTGGCGATTTGCTTGGATCCATAAGTCCTCTAGCTGGCGCAATCTCTGGTAAGGGAATGTTTGGTCGTGCTTTAGGTAAGGGACTAAAGAATGTAAGCCCCCTTGGGGCGCTTATTAGTCAAATGGGTTCTAAAGGGAAGGCAAGCCCTATTAGCCCTGTAGAAGAAAAGAAAAAAAAGAAAAATCCTATGGGTGATCCGGGTGAGTTTGCCCCTGCGGCATTGGCTGTTAAAGCTGGCGGTTCTCTTAAGAAAAAACGCCGTATTGATGGGATTGCTCAAAGAGGCAAAACTAGAGCAGTAAGGTAGGCAAATGACACGCAAAAACAAAAAGCCAGTAATTAAGGCGTTTAAGGGTCTTGGCGCACAAATGTTTCCTAAGATGCTTGATGTTATAAAGTCATCAAATCCGGGAAAGTTTAAGGGGTTTCAACAAGATGCTTTTAAAAAATTTGGCAAAAATCCTAATTTTGCAAAAGCAATGAAATCACTAGGTATGGGTGAGTTAGCAAAAATGCCTGAAGCGGCAAAAATGATGAAGTCTGGCGGCACTGTTAAGCGTAAGCGCCCTATTGATGGCATTGCACAGCGCGGAAGAACAAGGGCAAAGTAATGCGCCGTAGAAACTATTCTTCTGAGTACAAGAACTATCAAGGAACCCTTGTGCAGAAAAAAAGAAGAGCAAGCAGAAATACAGCCAGAAAAAAAATGGTTGCCGCTGGTAAAGTTAGAAAGGGTGATGGAAAAGATGTTGCCCACAAAAACGGGAACCCAAAGGACAACAGCCTTTCAAACTTAAAAGTAGTACCAGCCTCAAGGAACAGATCTTATGCAAGAACAAAAACCTCAAGAAAAGTTAGCAGGAGAGCGTAAAGAGGGGATTATAAAGGTTCATTGTGGCCCTAGATGTCCAAGATGTCAGGATGCATTAAGAACTGTGTATGTACACGGACATGAGCAATGTATTACTTGTGGATGCGTTATTGAAGATTGTTGTCAAGGAGAAGTCTCATGCGGAAGTGTGGAGCAAAAAAACCAGTAGCTATGAAACGCGGCGGCAAGGCCACTGTAAGGAATCCGGTGGCTAAAGCTGTAAGAGGTATAAAGCCTAGCGTTGTAAAGCCAAAGAAGGGTAAGGGGTCTTACACAAGGAAGGCCTCTTCCTTTAGTTCTGGGGGCGCTGCAAAGGTTCGATCTGCTGGTAAAGAATACATGGCTAGTATCAGAGCTAAAACTCCAGAAACTGGCGTAAAGGCCAAAGCAAGGCGAAAGGCTGCAAAAGAAAAGATTGAGAAAGATTTGAATAAGGCTCGCAAGGGCTTTGCCACCCCAGCCAGACAAGCAGAAATGAAGTCAGGCGGAAACGTAAAGAAAAAAGTTGGTAAGGTTGTTAAGGCTCTGAAGAAGGCATCTAAGTCACACGCTGGTCAGGCCAAGACACTATCTTCTCTTAAATTCAAAAAGGGTGGAAAAACAAAGTCTCGTGTAAACGAGGCGGGAAATTATACAAAGCCTTCGTTGAGAAAAAGAATATTCAATAGAATTAAGGCTGGAGGGAAAGGTGGCGCTCCGGGTCAGTGGTCGGCAAGAAAAGCACAAATGATGGCACAGGCCTACAAGAAAGCTGGTGGAGGGTATAAAGACTAATTTGGTATCTAGCGGCGTAATTATGTTTTGTGTTGTTTCTGCTAGTTCAGCAGGAATAAACATAGAAGTGCATGATACTCATAAATGGTTGTCAATTTGCCATGTTGCCATAACTGAACATGGCTTTGATAATCTCAAGGCTAAATGCTTTTGCGTTAGAGAAGATAAAAAAGATGATTGAGTTTGTCCTTTCAGTTTATCTAAACTCACAATTAATAGATAAGACTCAGGTATTTGAAGACATGGACAGGTGTCTTTATTTTGCCCACAGATTATCTAGTCAACGCCCTGTTCCATTACCAGAAGGGGGTAGATCCAAAATAACCGCGATTTGCAAACCACAACCAAAGCGAAAGTAAATCTATGATTGCAGAAACACTTGCGGGCATATCTTTGTTTAAGGCTGCTGTAGATGGTATTAAAAGCGCCATTGGGACAGCCAACGATGTGTCTGACATAGCAAGCTATATAGATGGATTATTTGAGGGTGAGAAACAGGTACAGCAACTTAGAAGTAAAAAGTCTGGAGTTGGTGGTGTTGCGGATCAATTTGGTGTAAAATCAGTAGCAACAGAGGTTATTAATGCTAAGTTGGCTGAAGAGCAAATGCGCGAAATAGCCAGTATGGTTGATATGCGTTTTGGTCATGGAACGTGGAGAAGCATAACAGAAGAGAGAGCCAAAAGAATAAGAGAGGCTAGAGAGGCCGCTGCTCAGGCTAGAAAACAAAAAATGCAAAAGGCAAAAGAACTAGAGGACAATATAAAAATGGGTCTAGGAATTTTTTCTCTTGTAATGATTATTGTAGGGCTTTTTATATTTTTAATGATTTCTGTTGCTAAGGCTCTTGTTTAAAAAGTTATAGGGAACTTTATGCCGTTAAAAAAATCGCAAAGAAGTCTTAAGTCTTGGACTAAGCAAAAGTGGAGAACTAAGAGTGGTAAGCCCTCTACACAAGGATCAAAGGCCACTGGGGAACGTTACCTACCAGCCTCTGCTATCAAGTCGCTTTCGTCTAAGGAATACGCAGCCACCACGGCTGCTAAAAGAAAAGCAACTAAGGCTGGTAAGCAATTTGCCAAACAGCCTAAAAAAATACGAGCTAAAGTAAAGCCTCATAGGAAGGTCAGATAATGGCTGTTGTAACACCTGATTTGCCAGAGATATTTGAAGAGGCGTTTGAAAGAGCGGGGCTGTCACTTCAAACTGGATATGATTTGAAGACCGCTAGGCGAAGTTTTAACCTTTTAACATTGGAGTGGCAAAACCGTGGACTTAATTTGTGGACTATCAATGCTGGCACACAAGCTCTTACAGCGGGTACAGCAACTTATACGTTACCTACGGGGACGATTGACATTATTGAGCAACAAATTCGTACAGGGACTGGGACGAATCAAGTCGATACTGACGTTCAAAGGATCTCCGTATCTACATACGCTAAAACAAGCGCCAAAAACACTCAAGGAAAACCTTCTCAAGTATTTGTGCAAAGGCTGGCAACGTCTACAACAGTTACTCTGTGGCCTGTACCAGACAGTGCAGCAACGTATACGCTCGCTTATTACTACCTTTTGGGGATAGATGGTTTAGCTTCAGGGGTTGCTGGCACGGCAGGAGTCCCGCCAAGGTTCATACCTTGTCTAGTTACAGGATTAGCGTATTATATAGCTATGAAGAAGCCGGAAGTGGCAAATAGGGTTGCCCCCCTAAAGCAGGAATATGAGTTCCAGTTTGAACTGGCAGCAAACGAGGATACTGAGTCCTCCGCGTTAAAATTTGTACCATATGATACATTTTACCTAGGAGGGTAATATGCCTGTTAGAATTAAAAAGTTAAGCCAAAAGAAAAAGATGCCTCTGCCGAAGTCGAAGCCTCGTCTTGCTAACCCAAAGCATCCAATGAATGCTGAGAAGACAAAGCCTTTGGGTAGAAATAAGGGTGGAAAGATGTCTTTGCCAATTTCTCCTAGGCAAATGGCAAAAAAGAAACTTAAAGAAAATTATGATCTTACAAGCATGTTTATTAGAGATGATGAGGCTCTAAAGAAAAAACAAGCTCGTCAAAAAACATTATTGGGTAAACTTTTTGGAAGTGGCCCAAGTAAGGATATTGAAGGTCGAAGATTTGCAAAGAAAGAGGCTGTAAACATGCTTAAAAAAGAAAGTCCTAAATTGGTTAAGAGGCTTACTAAAAAAGCCTCTGGTGGTAAACTTAAAATGGTAGAGAAGGATGGAAAGAAAGTCCCATTCTTTGCCGCAGATGGAAAAGGAAAGATGGCTATGGGCGGCATGATGAAGAAAAAAGGTATGGCTAAAGGTGGCATGATGAAGAAGGGCTACGCCAAAGGTGGCCCTGTAAAGGTTAAGTCAGGAGACACCCTGTCTCAGATTGCTAAGTCAAAAGGAGTTACTTTAAAGGCTTTGCTTGGCGCTAACCCAAACATTAAAAATGCTAATCAAATTCGCGTGGGCCAGAGCATTAAGATTCCCACTAATATGCCGGGGTCTAAGTCTTCTAATCCATATGCAGGCATAAAGCGTGGTCAGATGGCTGACATGGATGTTAAGAACAAGTCAGAAAAGCGTCAGCGTAGAGCCACCCGCTCAATGCAGACACAGGTCAAGCAAGGCGGTAGCAGAACTACACCAACACCAAGCAAGGCAGCGGCCACTAAAGAAAGCAAGTCAGGACGCGAGGCAATGCTGGCTAAGGCCCGTAAGTTGCGTGATAGCAAAAAAGCTGCAAAGCCCACTGGAAAGACATTAGCGAATACACCCAAGTCAGGTGCGGCTAAGGTTACTGAGACTCGCATGGCTAAACTAGCTAACAAAAACAGATTAGCCCGTAGAGCAGGCGGCGGCATGATGAAGAAAAAAAGCTACGCCAAAGGTGGTATGATGAAGAAAAAAGGTATGGCTAAAGGTGGTGTAATGCGCGGTGCTGGAGCAGCCACAAGAGGTAAGCGCTTTGGACGCGCAGGCTAGTAAATGCCAAATGCAGTAGGAAAACACGCTTACGGTATATGTGACAAAACAGGGTTTAGGTATAAATTATCTGACCTTGTTTTTGAAATAAAGAATGGTGCAAGAACTGGTATGCGTGTGGGCAATGACGTAGTTGATCAGGATCACCCTCAAAACTTTCTTGGAAGAGTTAGAGTGAGCGATTCTGAATCCATACTTAATGCAAGGCCAAACAGGCTGGAACCTGATGTAATTAATCTTTTGAAAGACAACCCGTTTACAACTGGAGCTGCTGGCGGGGGAACAACGGTAATAACGGTTACAGAAGTTAATCACGGGAGAGATACAGGAGACACTGTGAGATTTAGAACTGTTGAGCCTTTTGATGGCATAACTACGGCAGTAATGGAACTGGCTTCTGGATATTCAATAACAAAAGTATCAGATGATACTTATACCGTTTCAGTTTCTGGCGGTGCAACAACAGGATCTGTATCTGGGGGAGGCTTCTTTGCAAGCGCTGGCCCAGTTACCGCTTTGGGGTAGTTAGATGTCGTATACATTTGCCGAATTAAAAACAGCCATTCAAAGTTTTACTGATAATTCTGAAACAACATTTGTTGCCAATCTTTCAAACTTTATCAAAGCAGCAGAGCAAAGAATATTTGCCGCTGTTGATCTGGAAAACTTTAGAAAAAATGCTACAGGGGTAATGACATCAGGAAATCAGTACCTGAGAACTCCAACAGATTTTTTAGCTCCATTTTCTATTTTTATAACCACTTCTGGAAGCGAGGGTTTTCTTTTAGAAAAAGATGTTAATTTTATAAGGGAGGCATACCCTGATGCAACATCAACAGAAAAGCCATTATATTATGGTTTTTTTGATTCATCAGTAACCGCCGCAAGCGGTCTTGTTAACGCTAATCTAATATTAGGGCCAACGCCAAATTCTAATTATGCAGTTGAAATGCATTATTATTACAAGCCAGCGAGTCTAACATCACTAGCAGACACAGAATATACTTGGCTAAGTCAAAACGCTCCTAACGCTTTGTTATACGGATCTCTCATAGAGGCTTACATATTTATGAAGGGTGAGACTGATATAATATCTCTTTACGAAGGTAGATTTGGCGAAAGCATGTCTAGGTTAAAAGATCTTGCCGAGGCAAGAGAAAACTCAGACGCATATAGAGAGGGGCTTCCAACTAGAGAAAGGACTTAGGGAGACAATGAAAATAGCTATAGTTGGGCTTGGGGGAAGCTATGCTGATTATATCTCAGCTAGAGTAGCGTCACAAAGTTTTGATGAGGTTTGGGGCATAAATTGCATAGGTGCAATCATACATGTTGATAAAACATTTATGATGGATCCTGTTTCTAGGTTTTTGGATACAGAGAACGCAGGAACGCAAACAGGTGTTGCCAGAGAGTTTTTGTCAAAAAATACAAAGCCCGTAATAACCTGTCAGTTAGATGACAGAATAAGTTACCTAGAACTTTTTCCTTTAAAAGAAGTGGCTACAAGTTTAGGGTTTTGTTATTTTAACAACACCGTTGCTTATGCAGTGGCGTATGCAATATGGAGTAAGGTAAAAACAATATGTCTCTATGGAATGGATTACACATATAAAAATGTAAGCATGGCTGAGTCTGGAAGAGCTTGTGTAGAATTTTGGTGTGCCATAGCTGTATCAAAAGGAATTAAGATAGAGGTAGCGCATAGGTCTAGTCTTTTAGATACAAATGTTCCTGATAATGAAAAGTTGTATGGATATCACAGGCTGGAAGATCCTTATGTTCAAACCGTTGAGGACGGCTCTTTATTAATAACAAAACAGTCAGAGTTTAAACCACCTGAACCTATAGATGATCAGCCTACTATATTTGGGAGACACGATAATGTTTGAAGCTGGATCAATGAAGCTAGGCCCGGTTAGTGTAGTAACATCAGAAAACGGAGGTCTTTCTAATGATCAGATAGCCGATATGGCTACTAATAAAATTGTATACGTTTCCGAAAACTCTCCGCAGGAAATAAGGCTTCAAGCTGAGGCATTTAAGGATAAAGTTAGAAACCTTCTTCAGTTTTATGTGGAGTTGGCGAGAAGGGAGGAACGTGCTACAATTTGTGCAAAGATTCGTGAAGCGGGTCAATTTGAATTGGCTGATGCTATAAGGAGATTATAATGGCAATCGCGCAGGCAATGTGTACATCATTCAAGCAAGAGCTAATGTTGGGTACACACAATTTCGCAACTAATGGCAATGCGTTTAAGCTGGCCTTGTATGCAGAAGGAGGAGGCGGTAAATCTAGCACCACAGCCACCCTTGGTGCGGCAACAACAGCCTACACTACAACAGGTGAGGTTGCTAACAGTGGATCTTATGCCGCTGGTGGAGGCACTTTAACAAAGGTTGCCCCAACCACATCTGGAACAACAGCCCTAACTGATTTTGCTGACATTAGTTTTACTACAGCTACGATTACTGCAATGGGTGCATTAATATACAATGATACCAACAGTGATAAAGCTGTAGCAGTTTTGGATTTTAGTTCTAACAAAACGTCTACTTCGGGTACTTTTACTGTTCAGTTCCCTACAGCAGATGCGAGCAATGCCATTATACGAATAGCGTAACGAGGTAGATTTATGTCTCTTATAGCTGGCTGGGGACGAGGAACATGGGGAGAGGGTGCGTGGAGTACCCCTCTTACTGTGTCTGTTACTGGCGTTGCTGGAACAACATCATTGGGAACAGCCGTACCTGATACAGGTATAACAGTTCCTGTAACTGGCGTTTCAGGTACAGGCTTTTTAAGTGGTCACAGCGCGACTACCATATCTCTGGCTGTTACGGTTGTTAATGTTGGTGGTGCAAATAAATACTTTATAGATGGAGTTCAACAACCCACTTTAGAGTTATTTGAAGGAAATACATATAGGTTTGATCAATCTGATAGCAGTAACAGTGGTCACCCTCTAAGGTTAAGCGAAACGTCAAATGGCACACATGGAGGTGGGTCTGCATATACAACAGGAGTAACTACAAACGGAACTCCGGGAAGTAGCGGAGCTTATACACAGATAACTGTAGCCGTGCCTACCCCCACTTTATATTACTATTGCAGCTCTCACAGTGCGATGGGTGGTCAGGCAAACACTCCGGCTATTACCAGCTTTGGTTTAACTCTTGGGGGTGTTTCTGCTACTGGCTCTATAGGCAATGTAATTTTAGGGGCAAATGCCACCTTCTCAGTTTCCGGGCTGTCTGCTACAACTGCTCTTGGAACTGGAACAATAGCTCCGATAGCTTCTATAGGCGTTTTCCCTACAGGAGTTTTAGCAACAGGGTCAGTAGGAGAAGAAATTTTATGGGAAGTAATTGCTCCTTCTCAAACACCTTCGTGGTCTACAATCACGGCCTCGCAAACACCAAACTGGACAGATATAGCGGCATAAGGACAGAAAAATGGCAAGCACCTATGTAAATGATTTAAGACTTAATGAGCTAGGTACTGGCGATGGTTCTGGTACTTGGGGAACAACCACCAACACAAACCTTGAGCTTATCGCAGAAGCGTTTGGTTTTGGTACAGAAGCCATAACAACGAATGCTGATACACACACAAGCACAATAGCTGACGGATCAACAGATCCAGTTCGCAATATGTATGTAAAATACACAGGTGCTTTGGATTCTGACTGTACTATAACTATAGCTCCAAACACACTAAGCAGAGTTCATTTTATTGAAAACGCTACTACAGATAGCGGAAGCTCTGGCCCGTATAACATTATTATAAGCCAAGGATCTGGAGCAAATGTAACCATACCTAATGGTGACACTAAAATTGTTTATCTGGATGGGGCAGGGTCTGGGGCGGCTGTTGTTGACGCTTTGGCTTCATTAAGCGTAGTTGATTTGAAGGTTCAAGACGATTTGCTTTTAACCTCAGACAGCTCTGTTATTAGCATGGGGGCTGGAGCAGACGCAACAATTACGCACGATGGCACAACTGGAGTGACCATTGCAGCAACTCCTATATCTATAGATTCAACTGGAGAGTTACACTTAAACTCTACGACTGGAGACATTAAACTTCAAGATGGTGGTGTTGATCAAATTACTTTTGATTTAGATGGAACCGCTGGCGAAGTTATAATGAAGCCAGCCGTTAACTCTGATGATTTGGTTATATCTCAATTTGATGGAACCGAAGTTGTTCGTATTGAGGATGACGCAAGTTTAGGTCTTGTTGGGAACAAGTTAAACATTGCTAACTCTTCCAGTGATGTGATTATAAAACCTTTAACCGATGCCAAAGATATAATCTTCCAACAGTTTGATGGCACGGCTGTTATGACTGTTGAGGATAATGTTTCATTAGCTATTAATAATGACATTACAGTAGCTGGCAGAGCTATCGGCAGCACAATAACCACTGAAAATGATGCGACTTACGATTTAGCAACAGCAAATAATTTTACTACGACAACAGCCGGAAGTGTCACAATGACATTTACAAATGCCGCTGCTGGTCAATCAGGCTCTATTAAGTTTGTAAATGGTGGCAATCATACAGTTAGCGCACACGCAGATGTAGCTATCAATGCAGATATCTTAACTGCGCTGAGTGCAACAGGCACTTATTTTGTGACATATTATGTAACTGCGGCTAGCGGGAATGATACAATTCTTGTCGGTGCTACGGCTATCTTAACTTAGGAATACACCATGAGTATAATTCAAGCAGCAGGTTCAGGCGAAGTAAGCACAGGCTTTTACAAGCATCTGCTTGACCAGTCGTTGAAGTTTAGTACTCCTGATAGCCAGTATTTAACCAGAACAATTACAAGTGCTGGGGACAGACAGAAAGCTACATTCTCGTTTTGGATCAAACAAGCCTCACTAGATGCTAGTACGGTTGCACACGTTCTTTACGATCAGGGTGATAACAACGGAACTAATCATTTTTATATGTTGCTATACCAAGATAATCTTTACATAAACGATTATGATTATGGTTCAAGCGGAAGTCCGGGATCAGATATTTTATTCCAAACAACTAGAGAATTTCGTGATACCAATGCTTGGATGAACATAGTTGTAAGAATTGATACTACTCAAAGCACTGAAGCAAACAGAGTTAGAATTTATATTAATGGTGGTGATGCTGAAACTGCTTTTACTGGTACAACTATATACCCCTCGCACAACGCCAATCTGCACATATTGAATCAGACTTCTAATAGCACTGGTGTAAACACGGCAAATGTTCGTATTGGACATCATAACTCTCACTATTCCGATTGTTATATGGCAGACTATAATTACTGCGATGGTCAAAGTCTTGGCCCAGACAGCTTTGGCGAGTTTAAAGACGGTATCTGGATACCAAAATCAACCAGCGGCCTGACATTTGGAACCAATGGTTTTCACCTCACATTCAAAGATGATGTTATTTCTGAGGGGTTCAATACTGTTACCTATACTGGAACAGGCGCAGCGCACAGCGTTAGTGGTGTAGGTTTTGATCCAGATTTCCTTTGGTTTAAATCTCGTAGCAATGCTGACCCACATGAATTAGTTGATACTTTGCGTGGTGCAACTAAAAGGATAAGACTAAATTCAACCAATGCTGAAAGCACTGCCTCATCAGGAGACGGGTTTGCATCTTTCGATGCTGATGGGTTTACACTCAATAGTGATGGTGGTGGTGGTCAAGTTAATGGTGATGGAAGAACTTATGTAGCTTGGGCTTGGGAAGCTGGCGGCACACCAACCGCTACTAACAGTGCTGGTGCAGGAGCCACCCCAACAGCGGGGTCAGTTAAGATAGATGGGTCTAATCTTGGCTCTGCATTGGCTGGGTCAATAGCTGCGACTAAGATATCAGCTAATACCGCGAGAGGTTTTAGCATGGTCACTTACACAGGAACAGGCTCTAATGCCACTGTTGCACACGGTTTGTCATCTGCCCCCAAAATGTATTGGGTTAGAGGACTTAGCGGTGGTGGCGATTATAAGGTATATGCAGAGGAAACTGGAAATACAACTCAAGGGTTCTTAAATGATCCTGCTGCATTCGCGGGTTCTGCAACTGCACTTTGGAATAGCACTTCTCCGACAAGCACTGTGTTTTCTATAGGCACAAATTCAAACGTCAATGGAAGCAGTAATACCTACATAGCGTATTGTTTTACAGATGTTACTGGTTACTGCAAAATTGGTTCATATACAGGAAATGCAAATTCTTCTGGTCCTACTGTTTCATTAGGTTTTGAACCCGCGTGGCTTCTTGTAAAAAACACCGAGGCTTCAGAGAATTGGTATATTTGGGATAATACTAGAGAACCTTCCCCAGCCGAAAAAAATAACAGGCTTCATCCAAACTTGAGTGTTGTAGAACAAACATCTACTGGTAGAAGCATTACATTTTCATCCTCAGGGTTTCAAGTAACAGGGTCAGATAGTTCTGTCAATGGAAACAGTCAGAAACATTTATACATGGCCTTTGCCGACACTCGTGAAGCAGCTTTCTTCAAAGATGTATCAAGCAACGGCAATCACTTTACACCTGTGAATCTAGATTATCGGGATAGTGTGCCTGATGTGCCAACGAATAACTTTCCTACGCTTAATCCGCTTGCTGCAAATCAAACTGGAACTTTGAGCGAAGGCAATTTAAAATTAGTTACAGCAGACTCTGGTTATGGAATGAGGTTTTCAAATTTTCAAATTCCGACTAGCGGCAAATGGTATTGGGAAGGATATTTGGCGGCTGTTAGCACAGGTGCGCCAGCGATTTTAGGGGTTTCTGCATATGATTCTGCGGGAACATATTTCTTAGTTGAGGGTAGTAGAGTTGGTCTTGGCTATTACCAAGAAACAGGTCTTCTTTATGGAAATCAAGATACTTCTGGTTCTAGCTACGGTGCTGCTTATGCGGCTGGTGACATCATTAGTGTAGCTGTTAATGTAGACGATGATGAGGTTACATTTTATAAAAACAATAGCACTCAGGGTACAGATTCGTTTGACGCTGCTGGTTTGTTTGCTCTTTTTGGTGATTACAGCGGAAATAAAAATGTAACTTGGGTTGTAAACTTTGGACAAGACAGTAGCTTTGCTGGCAATAAATCCACAGCCAACTCCAACGCAGATGGAGAAGGTCACGGCTCGTTTGCCTATGCACCACCGAGCGGATACCTTGCTCTCTGTTCGCAGAACTTGCCAGATGCAGCTATTATTGATGGCACTGATAATTTCAATACGGTGCTGTGGACAGGCAATGGCAGCGATGGACGCAGCATTACAGGCGTGGGCTTTGACCCAGACTTTGTTTGGATAAAAAGTAGAAACTTAACAACAAGCCATCTACTGAATGACACAATTCGTGGTGCAAACAAAAGTTTGTTTTCAGAAGGAACCACTGCTGAAACTGCAAGCAATGGTGGAGGCTATCTAAGTGCCTTTGTAACTGATGGGTTCTCTGTTACCTCTGGTTCGTCAGGCGATGATGCAGTCAATGATGGTTCTGACACCTATGTCGCTTGGAACTGGCTGGCTGGCACAGCGTTCAGCAACGATGCAAGTGCGACAAGCGTTGGTACAATTGACAGTGAGGGTCAGATAAACACAACGGCTGGGTTTGCGATTATTAAATGGGCAGGAACAGGGTCTAATGGAACTATCGCTCACGGTTTGAGCGCAGCACCTGAACTAATAATAGTGAAAAATAGAGACGCATCTGACGAATGGCCTGTTTTGGAAACTGTTGTCAATGGTGGCACTCATTATCTTAGATTAAACTCAACTGCTGCGTCAACAAGCACATCAGTTATGTGGAATAATACTGCTCCAACGAGTAGTGTTTTTTCTGTCGGAACTTATGAATATGTGAATGACAGCAGCGAAAATTATATATCGTATATTTTTCATTCAGTCGAAGGCTACTCAAAGGTCGGCAGCTACGTTGGAAACGGAAATGC